GGTGCTTAGGCTCGGCTCGATCTCTGGCACGACTGGGTTCTTGCCACCGAGCACGGCGGTGCCGCTCCAGCCGACCTTCGGCCGGCTCGTTCCGAACGTGGTCGATCTCGACGGTCAGCTCGGCGCGATCTCTGGATACCTCGCGTTTCGGAAGCTCGACTACTTGTTCTCTCAATACGGTGATCGCCGCCGTCAAGGCGACCTCGACGTCGCCTTCTACTTCTTCGACTACAAGAACGACAATTTTTGGCGCATCGAGCCTGAGACGTTCGACATGCAGCGGTCCGCTCGACGCCCGATGGGCTACGACTACAGCATCCAGTTCAAATGCCTGGAACGCGCGGATCCGGTCGTGAGCAAGGGCCGAGAGAGCGGGACGATTTCTGGCGTCCTGGCGTCGCTGTCCGGCAACGCGCGGGTCAGCACGAACAACGTCGGAGGCGTGCTCTCCAAGATCGCAGGTGGGTTCAGCGCCGCGTCGAAGTCGTCGATCTTGACCACCGTGTCTCGTTTCTCAGAAATGATGACGAGCGGGATCGATTTCTTGAAGTTCTGCGACGCCGTGGTCCAGCGCGCTTTTCAGTCGACGCTCAACCGGCTCGACGCCGTCGTCGGGTTCTTCGCGAACGCGCACGACTCGTTCTTCACGCTGCTCGACCTCGTGCCCACGCTCATGGCGCAGCTGAGCAATTCGATCGCTGGCTTGTTCGACACCATCCACAAGTTGGCGCCGGACAACATCGCGCAGGAGATCAACGCTTGGGCGCTGGAGGTGCGACGCTTATCTAGCCACATGAGCGTGCAGGTCAACGTCCTCGCCGCGTCGCAGCCGAGACGAGACGTGCGTGACACTGACCAGCGGTTCTCGCAGGGACGAATGAAGCAAGGCGCCACTACCGATCTCATGCGCGAACCTTCAGGGAGCGCCGGGACGCCGGACGCGAACCCGTTCATCGGGACGTCCGGCTTGTCGTTGACCACCGACGTCGACGGGTTGGCCAACACCGCGCAGTGCGTCGCGATCGTCATCAACAACGGGGAGGACATCTACGCGCTGGCTCGGCGCGTGTTCGGGAAGATCGAGCGCTTCGTCGACCTCGTGCTGCTGAACAAGTTGGAGTTCCCGTTCATCGTCGCGGATACCAGCAGCAAGCCGTCGAACACGCTCGCGTGGGGAGAGCGCATTCTCGTGCCATCCACCGGGAAGTTGACCTCCATTTTCGGGGTCGCCGACGCGCCTGCCGTGCCGACCGCGGCAGGCACAGTCACCTCGACGTCGCTTCCGAGCCAGCTCGTGGACAACACGGCTCGTTGGATGCCTGACCAGTGGGTCGGGTACACGGTTACCGCCGTGACCGGTGGGTCTCGACAGACCTTGATCTGCAGCGGCAACACGTCGACTCAGCTCACGCTCGATGGCAACTGGGTCATCACGATCACGCCGAACGTGACGACGTACTCCGTCGTTTACGTCCAGTTCGAGCCGCGACGACCAACGACTGCAGAGACGCTGGCTTACGGCACTGACCTAGCGGTCGTGTTCGGTAACGACGGTCGCTGCGACCTCGCGCTCAGCGCGACGTCGGATTTCGCGGTCTCGCGGGGGTTAGACAACCTCTTCCAAGCGATCACGCTTCGTTCTCGCTGCCCGCTCGGCGAGCACCCGTTCCACAAGTCGTTCGGGTTGCCTGCTCCGGTCGGTCGCCCGTTCACCGACGACGTCGGCGTCCTCTACTCGTTCTTCATGCGTCAGTCGTTGCTGTCTGATCCCCGAGTGGAGAAGGTTCGCAACGTCCAGCTCGACCTCGACGGCGACACGCTCACGATGAGTGCCGAGGTGCAGCCGATCGACTCGCGCGTGTCGCAACCTATCAGCGTCAGGATCGGGGCGTAGCGGTGCCTACCGCGCTTCGTTTTCTCACTTTTCCCGAAGTGTTGGCGGACATGTTCGCCAACGTCTTGTCTCCTCCTCCGGTCGGGCGCGGTCCCGACGCTGACCTCGTGCCGGGGTCGATGCTACGCACCGTCCTGGAGAGCGCCGCGCTGTCCGACGCCGATCAGTACGTGCAGATGAGCCGGCTGCTCAACCTGTTCTCGCTCGACAAGTGTCGAGGCGACGATCTCGACCAGCACGCGGTCGAGATCGGATCCGACATCCTCACCGTGCTGCGACGCAACCCAGCCAACACGAGCGTGTCCGTCGTCGTGGTCGGCAACGGCACCGTCCTCCGCACCACGACGGTAGCCGTCGACGTGGTCAATGGCAGCTCGACGTTCACCGTCACCAGCGGGACCCTGTTTCCAGTCTCGGGTGCGATCACCATCAACGCAGGCACGGCGAACGAGGAAGACCTGATATACACGAGGTCTGGCAACGTCTTCACGGTGGTGTTGTCTGGGACGTCGTCCGTTGTGTTGCGGCGCAGTCACGCGGTCGGAGAAAAAGTGGTGAGCGTGTCGATCCGGTCGACGCTCGCTTCCACGGTCAGCATCGGAGGTCTCTCCGCAACCTTGCTAGCTGGGACCGGCGCGGCGTGGTCAGCGAGCGGGACGGTCATATTCGATCGGTCGGCAACGACGCAAGAGAAGATCGCGTTCACGCGATCAGGCGACGTGTTGACGCTGGGAGCGGCGACGACGTTCGCCCACGTCTCCGGATCGGTGGTCATCCAGGGGACCGACGGGACGGACCACGCGATACCTGTCGGGGCGCACCCGTTCGTTCCTCCGACGCCGTCGTCCGCGCAGGTCAACTTCACGGTGACGCAGGCAGGAACGCTGTTCGACGGCGACTTCGTGTCGGGGCTCGTCCCGGTGCGGTCCGTGCTCGCCGGCGCGTCGACTCGCGTCGGCGCTAGCCAGATCACGCGGTGGACGACTCCGCCGTTCGTGAACGCCACCGTCACCAACCCGGCGTCGGCGACGCGCGGTGTGGACCGCGAAGGGGACGACGACTACAGGCAGCGGCTCAAGGACTTCCTGCAGAGTCTCACGCGCGCGACGCCTCTCGCGATCGTAACGTTCGTCAAGAGCTTAAAGGACCCAGACACCGGAGCGTCGGTCGCCTTCGTGCAGATCGTCGAGCCGGTTCTCCCAGGGCGATCGCTCCTCTACATCACCGACGATACGCCGGGGTTCTCGCTGGGGCAGCAGCCGTTCCTCGGTCGCGACGTGGTCATATCAGATGCCACGGTCGGCGACGCCCGCGGCAAGCTCGGGACCGCTGGTCCTCCGTATAACTATTCCGCGGCGTCGCCCGTCGCGCCGCGCCTGTTCTCCAGCGCAGGCACGGTGCGCGGGCAGTCGACTTCCGTCGGCGTCAATTTTTTGGAAGACACGACGCAGAGCATGGTGGCGAACGCGTTCGCCGGCATGTTCCTCAAGACGGTCGACAACGTGTTTCGACAGGTCGCGTCCAACACGAGCATCAGGTTCATCTTCACTGCTGGGGACACCCCGAGCCCTGGCAGCTACTCGGTGTTCGACTTCGCCGCGCCGCCGCTCACGCCGGGGGTCGACTTCGACTTCAACCAGTCGACCGGGGATCTGGAGCTGACGACGGCGCTCGTCGCGCACGACGGGCTCGTGGCCGCGTCGGACGGTGGGTCGCCGTCGCTCGGCGCGTACTTGTTCTCGAGTGGCCTCGCGGCGTTCGTGCAGCGGTCGGTCAACGGTGATCCGGCCGACTTCAACGCTTTCCCTGGGTACCGTGCCGCCGGCACGCAGGTGCTCGTCGCGGTGCCGACCGTGATCGCACAGGCGTTCGTAATCTCGGTCGTCCCGGCTTCCGGCTTCACGGTCTCTCAGCTCGTTTCCCCGGTCCAGGTGGCGGTGCAGACCGTCGTCAACGCGCACGGCATCGGCGTCGGGGCGCTCAACTCGGACTTGATCGTCGCCGTCAAAGCGGTGCCCGGCGTGGGCGACGTGTTCATCATCACGCCTCCATCGAACGTCTCCGTGCCGAGCGGCGCACTCATGCGGATCACCGAGGCCGACATCACGTTGGTTTGAAAACTGATGAGTGCTCCAGCAATCGTCATCGTCACTTCGTTGCCTCCGGTCAGCTCGACCACGGCGATCGTGATCACGGTGGCCGGGACCTCCGGGGTGGGACTCAGGCGATCGTGGGTCAGCCTGGTGTTTCCAGGAATAGTTGGAGACGAGGTGGTCCACAACGGGGACCGCTTCGGTGCATTCTACACGAACGTCACCAACACGCGAACTTCGATCGCGAATGGTTTCCAGTACACGGTCCTTCGAGACGGCGGCTGGCCGGCGGGAGCGTTCCCACTCACGACGTCGTTCACCATCAATGCCGTCGACACGCTGGGAAACGGTACTTAGGAAATAATGATAAAATCAAACGAATACGAATTTCGTAATAACTGAGAGATAATCACCATGACCAACTTCGTCAGAGACAACACAGATATCCCAGGACCACACGTCGATTGGGATCACGACCCGGCGAAGACGGTGATCACGAATCCAGAGATGTACACCTCGGCGGCGGATCTCAACCCTATGAGGGACGCGCTGTTCGACCTGCGCGGCTGGATCCAGACAGGGCTCACCGCCGGCACGAAGACCAACGCGACAGTGGTCGTCGACGCTGACCTGCGCATCGTCAGCGTCACGAGCGGCGCGGCGCCCGGCGTGCCGGACGGCGACTACGGGGACGTCACGGTGAGCGGCAGCGGTACGGCGATCACGATCGACAACAACGTGGTTTCGAACGCCAAGCTAGCCGACATGGCGACCGCCAGGGTCAAAGGCAGGACGGCTGCGGGAACCGGAGACCCCGAGGACCTGACGGCGCCGCAGGTGCAGGTGTTCCTAGGGCTGAGCGACGTCGCGCTTTCCGGCGACGCGGCCGACATTACCGGTCTGGCGAACATCGCGCAGAGCGGCAACGCGGGTGACCTGATCGCTGGAACGGTTCCCGCCGCACGCATGCCAGCTTTGACCGGTCCGATCACGACGACGGTCGGGACGGTAGCGACCGCGGTGACCAACAACGCGATCACCAACGCGATGCTCGCTCAGATGGCAACCAACACCATCAAGGGCAACAACACGGCAGGCACCGCCAACGCGCTCGACCTCACAGTCACGCAGCTCCTCACGCTCCTCGCGCTCGGCAGCGGCAAGGCAGGGCAGTTCAGCGACGGTTCTGATGGTTCTCCCACG